CTGAACAGAAAATCTCTCCCCGTCTTTTTCCACACCCCACGCCGGAGGCTCGGATGGCTCGCAAGCCTCCGCTTCGGGCGGTCAAGGAGGGCGAGAAGGCGGAGCCGCAGACGATCGTCGAGGCGATCGAAGCTGGCAACTACCTGGCCGAGCTCAAGCTCACTCATCTTCGCATCGGTCGGGCAGTGAGCAACCCTGAAACGTCTCCGCGGGATCTCGCGGCGCTGACTCGCCGGCAGACGGAAATCTCGAAGGAGATCCAGGCGTTGGTGGCGGCTCGAGCGGCCGAGGAGGCAGCCGAGGGTGGCACGGTCGACGACGAAGCCTGGGACGCGGAAGCTCTCTGACGTCGCTCGGCACGTCATCGTGCCTGACGGTCTGGTGTCCACGGGCTACCCGGCGGTGCAAGCGAAGTGCCGTGATCTCGGGATCGAACACGACGACTGGCAGCAGGGGCTCGGCCGGCTCGCGCTGGGCAAGCGCGCGGACGGGAAGTACGCCGCGACGGTCGGCGGCGTGGTCATCTCGATCCCCAGGCAGGTCGGCAAGACCTACACCATTGGCTCGATCATCTTCGCGCTGTGCATCATCTTCCCGCGCCTGACAGTGCTGTGGACGACGCATCACACGGCGACCACGGACGAGACGTTCGGCTCGATGTACGGACTGTCGCACCGCAAACGGATCGCACCGCACATCGCGGCGCGCCGCCGAGCGAATGGGCAGCAGCGGATCGTGTTCCGCAACGGGTCCCGCATCCTGTTCGGCGCTCGCGAGCAAGGCTTCGGCCGTGGGTTCAGCGAGGTCGACGTCGAGGTGTTCGACGAGGCGCAGATCCTCACGCAGCGCGCGCTCGAGGACATGGTGGCCGCGACGAACCAGTCGAAGCATCCTGCCGGCGCGCTCCTGTTCTACATGGGCACCCCGCCGCGGCCGATCGACCCTGGCGAGGCGTTCACCGCGAAACGCACCCGTGCACTGTCAGGCGACGCGAAGAACGTCGTCTACGTGGAGATGAGCGCAGACCCGGACGCCGACCCGGACGACCGCCAGCAGTGGGCGAAGGCCAACCCTTCCTACCCGCAGCGGACTCCGGAGGAGTCGATGCTGCGCTTGCGGGAGAACGTCGGCTCGGATGAGTCGTTCCTGCGCGAGGGGCTGGGCATCTGGCCGGTGGCGGCTACTGCGGATGCTTTCAGGGCCGTATGGCCGGATCTTGCTGATCCTGGCTCGGGCATCGCCGACAGGCCTTTCCTCGCCGTGTCGATGACCCCTGACCGGTCCACGGTGAGCCTCGTCGCTGCTGGGAAGCGACCCGACGGGCAGTTCCACGTCGAGACGGTCCTTCACGGACGCGCGGGAACGTGGTTCGTAGAGAAAACCGTCGAGATCGCACGTCGTCAAGGCTCGGAAGTCGGTCTCGTGCCGTCCCACCCGGCCGGATCGCTGCTGCCGGCGCTCGAAGAGTCGAAGATCCGGCTGCGGACTCTCACCGCTGGCGAATACACACAGTCCTGCGGCGCGTTCTACGACGCGGTGACCGGTGGAACGGTCCACTACCTGCCGCCGCAGCCGGAACTCGCCGACGCCGTGTCTCGAGCGACCCGCAAGCAGTCCGGAATGACGTGGCGGTGGGCCGGCGACGACATCTCGGCGCTTGTCGCCGCGTCACAGGCGTACTTCATGGCCTTGTCCTTCGTCCCTGTCGGCTCCGGCCGCGCTGTCGCCCTCAGCTGAGCCGGAAGGGGAGCCTGTGACCGTCTCACTGCTCCCGCAACTCGCCGGCGGGTTCCTGCCACCTGCATCACCTGTCAGGGGCCTCACCGACGATGAGCGGCAGCTCGTCACGGGCCTGTCGACGAAACTCGCGTTCCTCACGCCGTGGATGCTGACCTCGCAGTCGTACTACGACGGTGAGCAGCGCCTCGCCAACCTGGGTGTGTCGATCCCGCCGTCACTCGCCGGCGTGCGGACGGTGGTCGACTGGCCGCGGATCTGCGTCGACCCGCTGGTGCAGCGCGCCGTCATCGACGGCTTCCGCCTGCCGGGGCAGACAGAGACTGACTCCGAGCTGTGGGCGTACTGGCAGGCCAACAACATGGACGCCGAGTTCCCGCTCTGCATCCTCGACTCACTCACTCTCGGCCGTGGTTACTGCATCGTCGGCTCACCGGACACGCCTGGTGACGCGCCGATCATCACGGTGGAGTCGCCGTTCAACATGGCGCTCAACTGGGACCCGCGCACTCGCAAGGTGACTGCTGCCTATCAGTCGTTCGAGGTCGAGGGTGTCTTCCGGGCGGTGCTGTACCTGCCCAACGTGACGGTGTTCATGTCACGGGAGCAGGCCTCGCAGTGGGCAGTGGATGAGCGTGACGAGCACAACCTCGGCGAGGTGCCCGTCGTCCGGTTCTCGAACCGGCAACGCACAGCGGACCGCGAAGGCCGGTCGGAGATCACCCCCGCAGTTCGGAATACGACCGACTCAGCGATCCGCACCTTGCTGGGAATGGAGATCGCGCGCGAGTTCTACTCCGTGCCGCACCGCTACATCCTCGGCGCCACAGAGAGTGACTTCCAAGCCGCGGACGGTACGCCGAAGACGGCGATCGACATGGTGATGTCGAAGTTCCTCGCGTTCGAGCGGAACGACCGCGGAGACCTTCCGCAGGTCGGCCAGTTCCAGGCGTTCGACCCGTCGGTGTTCACGAAGATCATCGACAAGCACGCGATGCTGATGTCGAGCTACACGAACTTCCCGCCGGACTACTTCGGCATGCACTCGCAGTCGAACCCGGCCTCGGCTGATGCGATCCGTTCCGCGCAGGACGGGCTCAACCGGCGCGGCCGGCAGGTGCAGAACCAAGCGTCGGACCCGGCCGAACAGGTCATGCGGCTGGTGTGGCGGTTCGCCCATGACGGGGAGCCCGTCCCTGACGCTCTGAAGCAGCTCGAGACCGACTGGACTTCCGTCGCTACACCGACCCCGGCTGCGACGGCCGACGCCATCTACAAGCAGGTCGGTATGGGCGCGATCCCACCGACGTCAGATGTCACCCTCGCCGAGCTCGGCTGGTCACAGGTACAGCGCGCACGGCTTGCGCAGGACCGCGCGAACGACGTCTCTCGTCAGCTCGTCGCCGAGGTCGCCTCGTCGCTCGAGGCGAAGCAGATCCGCACGGACAAGAGCATCACCGACGACCTCGCGGCAGCGGCGGAGCCGCCGAAGCCCGAACCGACCGCACCGGACCGGATCGTTGTCGCCGCCCACGAACGCAAGCGTCCCGGCAAGTCGCCGGGCAACTAGCCCCAGGAGGGCGCAATGACACAGCCCGCAGAAGGCCAGGAGCCGCCACAGGGCCAGCAGGAACCCGCCGAGCTGAAGAAGCCGTGGGGCGACGACAAGAACTTCGACCCCGACAAGGCGTGGAAGCTCATCGAAGGGCTGAAGGCCGACAAGGAGAAGCTGGCCGCTCGCCCGGTCCTCGATGAGGAGTCGAAGCAGAAACTCGCCAAGTACGACGAGATCGTGAAGGCGAACCAGACCGACCTCGAGAAAGCGCAAGGCGAAGCATCACGCTGGCAGACAGAGGCCGAGAAGTGGCGCGGCAGCGCAGTCGCTTCGACCGTCCGTGCGCTCGCCGCCACCGACTTCGCTGACCCGGATGACGCCGTGCGGAACGTTGAGCCCGGCAAGTACATCGACGCGGGCGGCGTGATCGACGAGCAGGCCATCAAGGCGGACCTCGCCGCTCTGCTAGCCGCGAAGCCGCACTACCGCCGCGCGACCGAAGCAGCGGGACCGCGGGCCCCGAAGCCGAACCCGGCGCAGGGCGGCACAACGGGCAATCCCAACGACCCAGCGCAACTCTTCGCCGCCTCACTTCAGCAGGCGATGACCGGCCAGTAACAACTGGCTGCTCGCACTACCCGGCAGGTCCGGTGCTTTCGGCGTGAACGGCAGGTCCGCGACGCCACGCGAACCCCTCACCCGTTCTCACCGGAAGGAACCAGCGACATGGCTGGCATCAACCTCTCTGCGGTAGCACCTACCCTACTGCCGCCCCAGATCACTGGCCCCATCTTCACCAAGGCCACCGAGACCAGCGCCGTCATGAACCTCGCGCGGCGCGTCCCGCTGGCCGTCAACGCGCAGACCGCGATCCCTGTCCCGATGGACGTCCCCACCGCCGGGTGGGTGTCGGAAGGCGCCGCCAAGCCGGTCTCCTCGTCCGGCGTCGGCGTCAAGATCATGACCGGCAAGAAGCTTGCGCTGCTCATCCCCGTGTCGCAGGAAGTCGCCATGACCAACGCGGCCGGCCTCTACGAGCAGCTGTCGAACGACCTGCCGACCGCTCTTGCGCGTGCATTCGACGCGGCGGCCATCCGCAACGTCGACCTCGCGTCCGGCGGCGCTGGTCCGTTCGGCACGGCCAACGGCCTCGCGAACACTCCGAACGCCCAGGTCATCGGCGCCACCTCGGCAGCGAACGGTGGTGTGTACGCCGACCTGTGGAAGGGCGTGCAGACCGTCCTCAACGGCAACGTGCCCTACGAGGTCACCGGGTTCGCGGCTGACCCGCGGCTCAAGCCCGAAGCGGCCCTGTCCGTCGACAGCAACGGCCGCCCGATCTTCGTCGACTCCTCGTTCAACGCCAACTCGGCCACGAACGCCTCGACGCTGATCGGCTACCCGACTTACTTCAACTCGGCGATCTCCGGCAAGCTCTACCGGCAGACCGGCTCGACGTGGACCGTCACGATCAACGGGTCGCCGACCGGCGGCACCTTCACGATCAGTGTCGGCGGCTACACCACGTCGGCCATCGCCTACAACGCGAACGCGGCGACCGTGCAGACCGCGATTCGCGCGCTCGGCACCGGCGTCGGCACTGGCTACGGCAGTGACATCGCCGCGTCCGGCGCGACCGTCAGCGGCTCCGGTCCCTACGCGATCACACTGTCGGCTCCGGCCCCGGTGTACGCGGACGGTTCCAGCCTTACCGGCGGCTCGAGCCCGTCGGCCACGGTGGCGCAGACCACGCAAACCGACTCCGGTCTCCGCGCCATCGGCGGCGACTGGGGTCAGGCTGCCTACGGCGTCGGCATGGACATCTCCATCAAGGTGTCCAACCAGGCGTCGTACACGCCGGACGGTGGCACCACCTGGGTCAGCGCCTTCCAGAACAACCTGGTGCTGCTCCTCGCGGAGGCGTACTTCGGTTGGGTCGTCAACGACCTGAACGCCTTCGTGAAGTACACGCACGCCGCGGGCTCCTGATGGCTGAACTCGTCACCCTCGAAGAAGACGGCCCGCTCGGCAACGCTGGCGATCAGGTGTGGGTCGACGACCCCGCCGACGTCAACGGCAAGCCGAAGGCCGCAGCGAAGAAGACGGCTTCACCGAAGAAGTCGGACTAGTTCCATCCAGGTGCGGGGCGTCAAACGTGGCGCCCACTTTACTCAGTCGATCCGCGTAAGGCCGTTCGGCCGAGCCTCTACGGGCGTCTCCACTTGGCTGCCATGAACGGTCCTGCGCCCCGCACCTGAACCCCAGCATTTCGCGTCCCCGAAAGGGGGAGCACGATGACCGCACCCCAGCACGCGCTCGTCACCGGCGAGATCAGCGGCCGCATCCCCACCCCCGGCGATGACTTCCCGCACGACTTCTACGACGTGACGCCGCCGGTCCTGTACTTCGACGACCCGCAGCATGTGGCGGCGCTCGCGCACGCCATCGAGGTCGAGCATGTCGTCCGCCGCACCCACCCGTTGCAGCTCGAATGCGACAGCTTGAACGATGCGGCTCAGCACCCGAACGGTGTTGACAAGGACCGGGTCAAGGCGCATCAGGCGGCGCACAAGGCTTTGCACGCCCGGGTGGGTGTCTGATGGCCCGCGCTTCCGCTCTGGCCGAGAACAACGCTCTCGCGGGCATCTTCGCCGCCGCTCAGCCCACCCCGTCAACGACGAACACATGGGTCAGCTTGCACACGGCGGACCCCGGTACTACTGGCGCTAGTGAGTACGCCGGTGTCACCCGCATCCAGTACTCGGTCGGTTCACCGTCGGCGGGGTCGATCACGAACACGGCGACGGCGACGTTCACCACGTCTGGCGTGTCTGCGGTGTCGCACATCGGCACGTGGGACGCGCTCACCACCGGCAACTATCGGATCGGTGCGCCGCTCGCGTCGTCGGTGACGGCGGTGACGATCACGTTCGCCGTAGGGTCGCAGACCTTCACCGCGACATGAACTACACCTACGAGAACCTGCTCGACCCGTTTCCGTCCGCGCGCGGCACGGCAGCGAACACCTTCACGACATCGAAGGACGTCTCACCCACGCCGTTGCCGGCGACCGCTGCGAACGAGCTGAAACTCGGCTCCAAGGTGGAGCTCGAAGCGTTCGGCGAGTTCTCCACTACAGGCACGCCGACGTTGCAGCTCGGGTTTCACTACGGCGTCGCAGCGGGCGCGCTGTCGTCCACCGGTGTGATCCTCGCGGCGTCCGGTGTCATCACGACGGCCAGCGCCGCAGCGTCGTTCCCGTGGCATCTGAAGTGGCTCGGGATAGTGACCGCCACCGGCGCCACCGGTGCGATCTACGGGTCAGGCATCCTCGACCTCGGCACCTCGCTGATCGCGTTCGCGTCATCGGCGCTGCCCATCACAGCCGCCGCACGGTCGGTGACGATCGACACGACCACTGCGAAGACCTTCGGTGTCCTCGCCGCCTACGGCACCTCGAGCGCGTCGAACGGTGTGACGGTCGATCTGTTCACCGCGAAGATCATCAACCAGAACAAGCCTGGCTGACATATGCCGGGCGCACTCCTGCCGCCACCGCTCGCGCTGCTGCCGTGGATCGCTGCGGCACCACCCGCAGTCCAGCCCACACAGGACGCGGCAGCAGCAGCGATTGACGCCGGAAGCGTCACCGGCAGCATCACGCTCGGCGGTAGCGCAACCGCCGACCAGCCCACCTCGTCCGCTGCCGGGTCGATCACCCTCGGCGGCTCCGCCACCGCGCAGGCCCAGCCCATGAACGCTGGCAGCATCACGCTGGGTGGGAGCGCCACGGCGGGAGTAGCCGCCACCGCCACGGGGGCTCTGACCCTTGGCGGGACCGGCACCACGTCGGCGCCTGCTGCGGCGGTTGGCTCCGTCACCCTCGGCGGCTCGTCAAGCACGCAGACGCCGGTCACTGCCACCGGGTCGATTGTCCTCGCCGGCAGCACAACCGGGTCCGCTCGACCGACGGCAACAGGGTCCGTGACCCTTGGCGGCGCGGCGACCGCTAGCGCGTCAGTAACAACCACCGGGAACGTGACCCTCGGCGGGTCAGCGGCGGCGACGACTTCTGCGTCAAACGCAGGGTCGGTGACCCTCGGCGGCACACCCGCGGCGCGGGCACCCGTCGTCGCTGCTGGTCAAGTCACGCTCAGCGGCCAAGTCGCCGCGCAAACACCAGCCACCGGCAGCGGCACGGTGACACTCGCCGGCACCGCCACGGCGAGCACGCCGGACACGGCCGCAGGCAGCGTCACGCTAGGCGGAACAGCGTCGGCTGCTGCACCCACTGCCGCCGCCGGAGCAGTCAGCCTCGGCGGAACGCCGACAGCGAAGGCACCCGCCAGCGGGACCGGCCAAGTCGTCCTCGGCGGGCAGAGCTCGCCGCAGGCACAGGTCACTGCTACCGGGTCGTTGACTCTCAGCGGCGCAGGCGCCGGGATACCACGGCCAACCGTGGCAGGCGCCGTGACGCTCGGCGGGTCAACATCCGCGGTCGGTGCTGCTGATCCGGTCGGGCTGATCGTCCTCGGCGGCGCCCCCACGGCATCCGCCGTCGCGACAGGCGTCGGGCAGCTCAGCCTCACCGGCGGTTGGACACCGCGGGCACCAGCGGCCGGTGCCGGGTCGATCACGCTCAGCGGCGCGTTCTTCGCTGACGTTCCCGGCTACTCGAGGCACAGCCTCACCCAGAGCGCATGGGCGTTCGCCGCAGCAGCCTGCGTCACGTCAGCCGGAAGCGGAGCGACCCGTCCAACGGCCGCTCAGACCGTGAGCAGTCAGCCGACGTCAGCGGTCACAACTTCGACGCGGCAGCAATCCGGCAGCACGTCCACAGCCAGTTCGGGATCAAGCGGAGGAGGTGTCAGCCGGTGAGCTTCCCTTTCGGTCAGCCCGTCACGTTGACCTTCCGCACCTTCTCCGACGCGGCGCAGACCGTCCCCGCAGACCCGACAACCGTCGCCGTCGACATCCTCGACCCAGCAGGCGCCGAAACAACCCACACGTGGGCTGGCGGGCAGGTTGTTCACGTCTCCACCGGCGTCTTCACCTACACGGTGACCCCCACCCTGGCGGGGCACTACGCGGCGCACTGGTACTCGGGTGGGGCGGTCGCGACCACGCAGGACGAGTCGTTCAACGTTGACGCGAAGTACGGGCAGACGCTGGTCCCGGTCGACGAGTTCGCTACGTACTTGAGCCAAGACACCGCGGACCTGAACCTTCCGCGGGCGGCGTTCATCCTCGCGCAGGCGCAGACGTTGTGCGAGTCGATCGTCAAGCCGCTCCCCGCGGGAGCGGAGGCGGTGATCCTCGACGTCGCGGAACGCGCATACGCGAACCCGATCTCGCAGGGCGGCGACTTCCTCGCTTACAGCGAAGGGGTCGGCCCGTACTCGACGCAGAACCCCGGTCTGTCCGGCGGCGGCCTGTACTTGACACAGGAGAACAAGGCGACACTGCGCCGGCTCAACGGTGGCGGCGGCGCGTTCACCATCGACACGACACCGGCAGGCGCCGGCACGTCGCTGCCTTGGTGGGACACCGGCGTCACCTACTCGGGTGCTGTCGGCGGCGACTGGGACGTGCCAGCGTGAGCCCCCTGCCGATCGTCGTCAACCTCGACCTTGGCGTAGCGACGGACTACCTCATCGCAGTCGGCAACAGCATCGCCCCCGACTTCAAGAACATCAACGGTAAGTCGCTGAAGGTATGGGACTCCCTCGTCCGCAACGAGACCGACGCGATGCTTGTCATCGGCGCAGGGGATTCGCTTCCGAACCCGCCTGGGCCGAGCACTGTCACTCGAGCTCGAGAAACGATCGGGACGCCGTTCTTCGCGTCAGTCGTGATCGATGTCCCCTGCCACATCGACATCCGCAGCTCGAAGTCGATGAAGGATGCGCGAGACACCGCCGTCGCCGTGTTCAACGACTTCTCCAACGTGATCGACAGCGACCCGGGCGGAGCTGGCGCGTTCGTTGGCGGCTCCGCCCTCATCACCGACGTCACCGGAACGCCGTCGCTCGTCGGCGGTAACGCCGAGGGCGGCTTCCGCTACGTCCTGTCGTTCACGACCCGTGTCACTGAAGTCAAAACCACCTAGGAGCGCCCTGATGGTGAC